CCAGACCCAGCTGATTGGTTATAACCTTGTCCTACTCCACCGGCTCCGCCTGATGATCCGGCACCACCGTTACCACCGTTACCACCACTACCACCAGAAGCACCGTTTTGGAATAGTCTTTTTATACAACCATGACTTTCCCAGTTGCAATCACCATTACTGTTGATTTCATATTGGAACCAAGATTTACTAAAGCAACCAGAAGTTTTACCGTTTGAGTGACCACAGCCAAAACCATATCTGTAAGCACAAGTACCATGGGGGTTAGTATCAAAGTATAAGCTAGCTTGGTTCAGTCTTTGCTGATAGTAACAGGATTCTGTAAAGCCATAGTAGTTGTTTGGGCCTGCCGTGTTACCATTGTAAGGGGGAAGCCAGTTAGTAGAATAATAGAAAGCTGCACACAATAACCAGCTTCTATCGTTTGCCCATCTTCGAGTGTAAGTATATTGGCCAGTATTACCATAACTACTACTCCAATAGTAGCCCATGCCGCCAGCTCCGCCAGCTCCACCGGTACCACCGGCTCCACCGGCCCCACCAGCTCCGCCTTGGCCACCGCCGCCACCGCCTGCTTTGACTTCAGCTCCAGAGTTTATATTAATAGTTACACCGTTAGTTTGTATACAATGTATTGCATTACCGCCATTACCGCCGTTAGCAGCACCACCGTGTCCGTGAACACGGCCACTAATGTCAAAGACTAATGTACCACCCATACCAGAAGGTACGAGCATAGCGTGTGTTGATGTACCTCCAACTGTTACGCCAGCAGGCACAATAACACGTTTGGGCACTGTTGAAGCCCAGTTACTACCAAAGATAGTAGAATAGTCTGCGTGGGTGTCACCATCGCTGTGGGTGTGTTGTATTTCGTTTACTGCTGAATAACAGTTACTTAGTGAAAATTCACCTGATGTAGGTACGTTTGTATTATTTCCGGGTACTAAACCACCATTACGATAATACTCGCTCATACTATGAGGAGCTGTACCGCCAAATTCATCTACTAAAGATTGAATACTAATTGTACCACTTGCTGGACAGGGCATTATTCACCTCCATGTTGTTTAGCACATTCTGCTTTATGAGCTTCAAACTCAGCTTTTAGCTCTTTTATGCTTTCTATAAGAACACCAACTAGCTTACCGTAATCGACTGACAGTACTTCTTTGCCTTCATGTGTTGTAGCCTCTACAAGCTCAGGAAAAACCTCCTGTACTTCTTGTGCTATTACACCTGACGATGGCTTGTCCGTATGTAACCACTTAAATGTTACACCACGTAGCCTGTCTACTTTTTCTAGTGGCTCTTTAATTGTATGTATTTCTGTCTTTAGTCTAGAGTCAGAAAACGCTGTTACGTTACCAGACGCTACTAAACCACCTGTTACTTGTACGCCTGTCGAAGTCGTCTCAAGCTTTGTGTTACTGGAGCCGGAGGCAGCATGATGTAAATACACAGCACCACTTGAGAATGCTCTAAGATAGTCATTACCGTTAGCATCTTGTAGTTTTAGTTGACTTCCTTGAACTAGCAAATCACCTGTTCCTAGATCCCTTATGAGTGAGTTTGATCCATCGTGATAAATTTGTAGGTCATTACTAGCACCAAATTTAACTTTATGGTCATCATCTAAACTAATTTCGTGACCATTAGTATCTAAGTCACCGCCTAGCTGTGGTGATGTATCATCTACTAAATCTACGTTTGCAAGTTTTGTTCTAGCTATAGCAGCGGATGCGTTAATATCTGCGTTAACGATTGTTCCGTCAGCTATATCAGTGGAAGTAATAGTTCCGTCAACTATATCTGCTGATTCAATTGTTAAGTTACCAGATATGTTAGCATCTGCAACCTTAACGTCTGAAGGTAATGTACCAGCAGCAATCTTACCGACTGCTATAGAATCTGTACCTAGTCGTCCAGCTATTGAAGCAGAAGATACGTTTGACATATCTTCTCTAGCTAGTGCACGGCCGCCAGCTGTAGAACCGTCATGCACTACAGCTGTATCTTTTGTTGTATCTATTGTAACTTCACCCTCGGCCCCGGTAAAGCTGCTATGTCCAGAGGTTGATCCTCTTCTTAATTTTAGTAATTTTGCCATTAAATTGTTCCGAAGTCAAGTGTCAAGTTTGTTGTTGTAATTACGTTGGGTGCAATAGTTTGTCCAGATATAAGACTGACGATTTCACTTGCAGTCTGGTCTGCTGTTGCGTTTGCTTCTATGTTATCTAGTTTAGCTCCATCTACTGATAAGTCTCTACCATCAACAGTTTGATTACCTGTAAATGTTATGTTACCACTAAATTGGTTAGCTCCGAGTCCAGCTAAGTTACCTGTAGCTGTTACACCACCTTGCCAAGCTGAACCGTTATATACTCGTAACTCATTAGATGTAGTATCAAAGTATAAATCCCCTGCATCATTATTACTGCTAGGTGCGGAACTTGCAATACGGTATCTATTAGCAAAATTATTTACATTACTAATATTGCTTCCGACTGTATTTACATTAGTTATAGCACCAGCTACAGTGTTTATATTAGTAGCATTAGATACTGCACTATTTATATTAGTTGCGTTACCGTGTACACTATTTACATTAGATATGTTTGTTCCTACTGAGTTAATATTAGATATAGACCCAGCTACTGTATTAATATTAGTTGCATTGCTTACAACGCTGTTTATGTTACTTGCATTAGATACAGCTGAGTTTATGTTACTAGCATTAGATACAGCTGAGTTAATATTAGATGAGTTACTATTAACAGCATTAATATTAGATGAGTTATCAGCTACAGCCTTTATCTTAACTATATCATCAGCTATTATTTTAATTGGGTCTTCTACTACAGTTATAGTGTTGCCCATACCGTTACCATGCACGGTGCAGTAGTATCTGAATCCTGTAGGTTGTGATTCTGGTATTGTAATCTGTACTTTAGCACCAGCTTGACCCGGTGTACCTGTTGCAACTACATTAGTAGTATAACTACCTGAGTCCGTTTTAAATCTAAGAGGATGGTTTGAGTTACTAGAATCGCTTTGATCGAATGTATAAGTCCAGCCTTTGTGTAAGCTTAGAGCTTTAGCAGGGCTTGATGTGTCACCATCTAAAACGTACTTGTTGCCACCAGAGTTAATAACTGTAACAGCAAATGTTATCTCGTCTTCTATAGCATCTGCTACTATATCAAGAGATCCGTTTGAACTACCTGTAGTAACTGAGTCAGTAATTAGACCTAAATCTTCTTGAAATGTTACAGCACCTGAGACGATAGCTATATCATTTAGTACTTGTTGTGTAGGGGTAACAGCTGCAAAAGAGCTACCATCATACACACGCATATTATCATTACTACTATCATACCATAGGTCTCCCTCACTTAGGGAAGTACCATCAGCTCTTTGTGAAGGTGCGTTAGCACTTATCTGATATAAGTCAACAAAGTTATTTATATCTGTTACGTTGTTTCCAGCTGCTGCTATTGCTGTCGCGTTAGCTGCTACTGTAGTAACCTCTGTTGCTTTGGGTACAAGTCTGTGGAATGTGTATGTATGTAATGTAGATGTGGATTCTACCAGTATACCAAAGCCTGCAGGCAGTGTACTAGGAACACCAGTAATTGTAATTGTAGCGTTATTAGCTACGTTACCGTTAGCGATAGTAACAGTTGTACCACTTGGTGTACGAGCTGTGCCTATAGTGGCAATACTTAAAATAGCTGCCTTACCGCTGGATGCTTGCGGGTTAGTATTTGGGAAAGAAGTTTCGTTAGCAATAGCAGTAAAACCACCGACATCATCGACAAGGTCAATAATACGGGCATTGATAGCAGCTGTAGTAGCCACGAATGCATCAGAGTTAGACCAAGCAACTCCACTAGCAATAGTTTCACTAGAGTCTTGTCTAAGGAATTTAGCTTCTGCTTCTGTTTCCGTATAGTATCTGCCATCTAAAGCTCCGCCTGTTAGTTCTGTTTCTGTAAAGTATCTACCATCTAGAGATCCGCCTGTAAGCTCTGTCTCTGTAAAATATCTGCCATCTAGAGAGCCACCTGTAAGCTCTGTTTCTGTAAAGTATCTGCCATCTAGTTGACCAGCATCTAATTCAGTTTCTGTATAATATCTGTTATCTAATGTACCTGTAGCTATTTGTGTATCAGTGATAGCACCGTTAGCTACGTGTGCAGTATCAATGCTGCCATCAACATAATGCTCAGAATCAATACTGTTATCAGCTATTTTTGTACCGTTTACTGAATCTGCTCCAAGAGCTGTACCATCTACAGACCCCGGTGCATAATGCTCTGTATCTATAGAGTCTGCAACTATATGCTCAGAGTCTATACTGTCGTCAGCAATTTTAGTTCCATTTACCGCATCGCCAACAATAGCAGCTCTGTCTACAGAGTTGTCTGCTAACTCGTTAGCTGTTACAGCATTGTTTGCTATCTGTGTAGCAGTAATTGTATCGTTAACTAGCTTACCACCTGTAATAGTAGTGTTTGCTATATCACCATCGACAATCGTACCATCAGTTATCATGGTAGATGTTACGGTGCCCGTGTCTCCTGTTGTAACGATAGTACCAGTCACGTTTGGAAAAGTGATAGTTCTATCAGCTGTAGGATCACCAGCTTTTATAGTAAGTTCGTGAGCGTTATCAGTCTCACCCTCCATTACGATGTCAACACTCTTACCTAATAGTAAGTCTTGTTGCATAACGCCGCCACCTAATTTGTTTAGGAAACGTTGGTTAACCTCTTGTGTAACAAAAAGGTTCTGCGTAAAGTTATCATTTAGATCTTCTGATTTTATCGCAGAACCAGCAAAGAATGTAGCTGTTAGATCATCAATACCCGTTTCTCTAAATATTAAAATGTTAGCGTTGTTCGCTGGAGCTGTATTAAATTGTACGGTTGTAGCATTGGCAAGTGTAAATGCCGTTGTAGCAACCCCATCGACGCTTGCTTTTACGTCCGATGCCTTAAGATATGGAAATGTAAATTGATAATTGGTGGTGGAGCCATTACCGGTATACGTGTCTTGTGTAACAGCCATGTGTTAGTTACCGTGTTTTATAAGATTTTTAATTTGTGCATCTTTCTGTTGCAGTTCAGATGCTTGATCTACCCGACCTTCTTTCATAGCTTGCTTAGCTAACTGTGCATTGTAGATAGCTTGTTGTATCAGAGGTTTATCTACTAAATACTTTTGTTCAGCAATTTTTTGTGCTTCACGTACTAATTGATCTAGGTTTCTATGTAGGGGTGACAAATCTGTTTTTAATTTTATTGTATCCTTGTCTGGTCTATAATTACCTCGCAAAGCTACAATAGATTTAACTAATTTTTTATATTGCTTATTCTTCATTATACGCATAACCTGTTTATCTAACCTCTGCTCTCCCATGTATTTATTTATAATCTCACGATCTTCTGGTTGCCACTCGTATGAGCCTGAGCTATCATATCTTAGCATATGTATACCTGTGTAACCTATATCACGTAAGAATACTTCCCATGGTTCTTCTGGATCGCTAACCTTTACAGGGCTAATAGCATTAAGTGCTGACAGTACAGGGTTCTCAAGATCTCGTATAGGCTTACCATTCCATGGATTAATTGCATCAGGCAACTGTCCCTTAAGTCCGGGAAATCTATTTTTAAAGAAGTCTTGAATATCAGTTCCTATGTCCTTTTGTGCACCTTCGATTGCATTAGCAAGCACACCAAAGCTACCACTAAGAGGTACTGTAGATACAGCTGTACCAGCTAGAAACTGTGATACTGCACGTTCATTACCATTAAGCATGTCAAACACCTTCTCAAGGCCATACAATGGTGAATCATTTAAGAATGTAGCACCAACAGTCCACGCAATTTTAGACATCCAGTTTTCTAGTAGGTGCTCATCCATGTCACCCATGTAGTATGCTAAGTCAGCTATAGGTGCAAGCACGTGCTCAATACCTATAAGACCTTTGTAGCTTATATATCTGTTACCTATCTTAATTGTCTTAGGTTCGTGGCCTAGATCTCTTTCCTTGTTTCTACGTGATGCATTGTAATGACCATTACCACGTATGTTACCAGCAAGAGCATATTGGAATAAAGTAAATGTAAGTAGGTTAGCAAACGCCTGTCTACCTATATACTCTGCACGTAAGTTCTCAAAGATAACCTGAGCGTTAGGAGTAGTAGACATATTGATACCATGATCCATAAGAGCTTCTGCTATATCATCTGCTGTTCTAGCATATATAGTTTTAGCATACTTATTAATACCCGGTATAGAAGATATAGGAGTATAAGACAATCCAGCTTTCATATAGTTAGAAGCTGTACGTGGGAATGCCATTATCTCTTTTAGTATAGGATATGCTGTAGTTGCATCAGTAAGATAATTAGATAAACCATCATCTATATTTAGCTGTATCTCACCGGCCATTGCTTTTACTACATCATTCTTAACCAGACCATCAGGATCAAAATACTTTGCATAGTTTTCTGCCTCAGCTTGTTTCAACATTTTTAAGTTTGGAAAGCCTTGGTCAGCCATAATGTCTGCATAGGCATTAACACGTGATAAGTATGTAGCAAGGTGTGTGTTAGTAAACACGTCAGGAAATACCATACCAGTCATACCAAAACGTAGCCACTTCATGCCAGCCATCTGTTTCAGTGTAGATGCTATCTTGTACTGATAAGCTCTACCCCAGTTACCTTCCTTTTCATATACCTTAACCATATCCTCCATAATATCCCATGACTTATCTGTTTTAAATACAAAGTCCTTACGGTATGTATTCATCATAGCTTTTGGGTCAGAATGTGTTTTCTTCATCATCCTAAAAGCATCAGTTAAGGCACGTCTATTCGTCTCAAATACAGCAGAGTTATAATATAGTGTACGTTTAATACCTTCTACATTACCAGTTACAGCGTGACCTAATAGTGCGTTTAATGGTCTCGTCAACAACTGTACCCCATTACCAAGTCCAGCGTTAAATGCAGATATACCGGACAACATATTATTATATCTTACACCCCATGTAGCCTTAGCAAACAAGTTCATGTTTTTAGGGTCAGGACTTCTAAGTAATCCTAAAGGTGTAATCTGACTTGCTGCCCATTTATGTAGTTTAGCAAGGTTGTCAACATCACCGTTAGTAGCCGAGAAAGCATCTATCAATGGTTTTAGTGCTTCTGGAAACTCTTTTTGTAGACGTTTTAGTTCTTTTGTAAATGCTCTGTTCTTAGCGTGTATGCTATTTTCTGCAGCTTGGAACTCTCTAGTCAAACCTTCGATAGCTGCCGTTGCACTAGCTGGTGGTGTTTGGTCAAACCAGTTTTTATTACGTAGCTGCCAACCAGATATGTATTTATTAACTGCATACTCGTCAAGTAGAAACTCAAGCTTACCTATGATAAGATCCATAGCACGGTTTCTATCAACCGATGGTGCCATCTCATCAAGGGCATTTGCAAGTGTATCTACTTCTCGACCTAGTGTATCCATAACTCTAGCCGATGATTCAGCTATAGGTCTACCTAAGAATCTGTCAAATAGATATTTAATAGCAAAGGCTGTACCACGTATTGTATCTTCTGGTGCATACTCAACTTTGTAAAGTCCGCCTAGTAAATTCTTGACGTCTTTAGTAGTCATAAATAACTCACGTAGATCTTCTACTGTAGGTGCAGATATAATGTCATTAAAAATACCCCACGCTGCTGCGTTTATTTCTTTAGTACCCCATCTAACACCGTCTACAACAGCATCAAATCTACCTATCAGTCTAGAAGCTTCACCAACACCCATAACAACATCACGAGAGGTTGAACCTACCATCAAACCTTTTCGTCTCATACTCGGAGTTATGATAGGAGCAGGGTCGCCAGTAGAAAAGTCAGAACCATTCTTTATAGATGTAGTATCTGCCATGTTTTGTGCAACATTACCCGGAGGTACGCTTTGTTTAGCTTTCTGCGCATCAGTTAATATGTCAGCGTTAAGATCAGGATCTAGATTATTAACATTTAGATCTAACTCTAGTTGCTCAAAGTCAGCTAGTTTATTTTCAACAGCTGCAGTATTCTCTAAGTCTGCTATAGCATCCTCTCGACGTACTACATCATCTATATTGTCTATACCATTTAAGGCATCTTCTAATTGTAGCTTCTCATTAATCAGTAGATCTTGTGTAGCTCTACTCATGTTTGCGTCGCCTAGAGACAATAATTCATCAATCTCTTGTATACGTATTAGCTTTGCTTCATCAGCACCTAGCTCTATATTTAGTTGCTTGTAAGCAGCCGATGCTTCATCCAAAGGTTCAAACCAGTCCATAGTTTTAAAACCTCTTTTAAGGTCTGCGTAGCCACCTATAACACTACCAAACGCTGCAAATGGTGCAGCTTCTAGTGTGTTCTTTAGTTTACGCATCTGTGGACTTGTACTGCTATTAGTTCTAAAAAAATCTAGTAGTGGTAGACGTCCGCCCGGGCCAAATGTTTTAGGAAACATCTGACTTAGATCGTCAGTCATAGTCTGTTCATCAGATATATCGTTTAGGTATGTGATACCCATATCTAATAAACCGTGAGCAGATCCAGTAGCTAGTAGTTTTTGAAACCAAGGTTTACTAAGCAAGGCACCTCCAGCAAACTTAGCATTAATAGTACCTTGTATAGCATTACCTCCCATAATACCGGGTATAACAAGTGATGATAGCCTACGTAAGGCTTGATGTACATTATTATCAAACATAGTTGCTTGATCGTACTTTTCATCTACTTTATCAAATCCCGGAATAATAGCACCTAACGTATCCATAGCAAAGTCTGCTAAACCAGCTCCCGGTACCGACATCCCTTCAAATAGATTCTTTAGGTGATTGCCCGGTGTTGTACCATACATGGTAGTAGCGTTAGCACGTGTATTATCTCGGACATCTTGTGTAGATAGTCCGTAATACTTTTGATTAAACTCTTCCTGTAGTTTATCTCTTTCTTCACCTCTTTGCATACCCCACCATGTTTTATACTCTTGTCTCATAGTATCATGGTTTTCTTTGATATCCAAATCTACAGAGCTGTTACCAAACTTTGCTCCGAAAGGTGCAGAGAAAACAGGAGTACCAGTTTTTGTAGGTACTTTCTCTTCTTCTTCGCGAAAAAGATTTAGTTCTAGATTTTCTTCTTCGTTCATTCTGTCCTCTGTAATTGTTCTCTAAGAGCAGGGTTTAGGAAAAACTCCCATGCTTGTGTTCCTGTTTCTCTCTCTAATGCTTGTACACATACACTGAACGCATCTGCACCGACCTCGCCTGTAGCAGTAGCACCAAGGAAGTCATCACACCATTGTTGAGCACCCCATTGTATTGCATTCTTTTTAAACTCAGCATCTATATCTACTCGTTGCCTTAGTTCATTCTTAAATTTAACAGGGTCTACATTACCCATCTGTTCGGTTACAATATGATTTAATAATCTATTATTTGTAGGCTGATCGCTTAAGAAGTTATATAGATCTAGATTTGATATGCCTCCATTGTTAACCTGTTTTTGTACTAGATTAAACAAAGCTGTTTTTCTGCTATCACCTTTTAACTGTCCACCAAATGTTCCAGTTAGCTCATCACTAATCTCTATAGAAGTTATATTGTCAAATACCTGTCCAGCGTCTCTAACAAATATAACACCACCTTTAGTAGTGCGTTTCTGTCTAAAGATACCTTGTCCACGATAACCATCTTCATCAAAGTTTGCTACTTGACCATCTTTAATGCCTAACAAAGCATCTACTGCAACCACTGCTTCATTGTATCTTTCTTCTACAGACCTATTAGATCCTGCAGTTTCGGCAAAAATGCTTAGTGTTGCACCTAGTATTTGTTGTGCTTTGTTCGTAGAAGAATCGTCTTGTACCTGAGTCAACGAGTCGTGACCATATACTTTTCTTAACTTGTCCTTAAATGTATCAAGTAAAAGGTTGTCAAGTTTGTTTACTTCTACACCTTTGCTGTATGCTAAATCTTTTATATCTTTTATAATAAATCCAATCTCTTGATTCTCGTCAGAGTATGATGTAGCCCATGACATGTAAGCTGTCATTAGATCGCCACGTCTGTAAGCTTTAACTAAATTACTGTTGACTGTATTTACGTCAATCTTATCCGTAGCAAAACCTATAGCTGTACCGAAAACTGCTCTAGCTTTTGGATTACCATTACTAGATGTCCAGTCATTCCAAAACTCTTCGTTAAACTGTTTACCATCTTTGCCTTTGTAACCGCCACTCAGTAACTTCTGTTCAAACTCTGATGCTGCTGCTTTATGTTTAGCATTCTGTATAACCTTACTAATTTTTTTATTCTTCTCATGTGCTTCAGACCACATCTCGTAGAACTCTTCTCGAAAGTTAGGAAACCTAGTTAACAAGCGGTCATTTTTACCGTCACCTTTAGCTCCGTTTAGTTGCCATCCGTTTGGATTTTCAGCAGTCACACCCATTAATACTTCTTCAGCTCGTAGTAATCCACCAGCTCCAGAAAATCTTACATCACCTATGTTTCCTCCTATCCAGCTCTTATACTCAGTTATAGGGTTAAGGCTTAGACTTCTAGAGTATACACCCTCTTTATTTTTAACTGGTATACTAATCATCTGTGTATGCACATGCTTCCATTGAGCATTTGCTTCTTTGTAATTACCAGCTTTTAAAGAAGATTCTATCTTATCTATACCAGTATCTATAATCTCTTTACGTTGTAGAAACTCTTGTTCTAAAGTTAGTTGGTTTTCTGTAGACAATGCTTTAGTTCTAGAATACTTCTGCATCTTTAAACCAAGTTCTGATCTAGGATCATATCCCAAATCTTCTACTAGCTGTAAAGTTCTCTGCTGTACGTATCTAACAACGTTAACTTGGTCAAGTTCTCCTTCTATCTCACCATACCATTGATCCTGTATGCCATCATAACCCTTTGTATAGGCATTATAGATCATATCTTGAAGAACAGGGTTTCTAGTATTTATGGTGTTACGGAGAAACGTAGCGTTGACTTGAGCATCACCATCACCTTTTGCAGCTTTCTTTTCTTCTTCGTGCTCTAGATCAACGATTTCATTAAAAGCATTATCTTGATGAAGCTCTCGTTGAAGACCAACCAGTTCATCAATCTTACCACTGTTCATTAAGGCATCAAACTGATCTATAGCTTGCTCAGTGTCTAAATACTTTTGTGTGTTAGTTGCTAGAGTAGAAAAACTTTCAGCAAGGGTAGGACTAAGCCTTTGCCATACGCTTGCTAATTTTTCATACTCCCTGCTTTGCCGCTGTAACCCTTGTATCTGGGTATCAGCATTTCTTTTTATTGCCTGAGATCTAGCTTTGAAAGGTGCCTCTATATCAGTTTTATAGATTTCTTTTGCATTCTGCTCTTGCAGTTTTGCGTTTCTTTCATAGCTAGATATCTGCATCTTGTCTATGTTAAATTGCTGCGTAGCTTGACGCTGCATTGCGTCAGTCGTAATTCTAGATTGCATTTCTATGGGTCGTAACCCTGCATCTATATTCGTACGACTGAACTTACCACCTTTGCCGTAGCGTTGGGGTTTTTTAATTTCTGCCATGTTATTAAATGGATTTTGTAATTGCACTAGCTATCTGTGATGCTGCTCCAGCAAGGCTAGTAATACTTGTACCAAATGCTCCAGCTCCAGCTGCTGATACATTCATCATAGCTCCACGTATAGGATCAGGACCAAAGTCATAGTCTCCATATACTCGTGGTAACATGAATGTAGCTTGTGGAGTAGGTAGAGGTGCAACAGGCATAGGTAGTATACCGGGGTCTAGCATTTTTCTAGCGTATGCATTTAGATCAGCTACTGTTCTATCTTTACTAATTTCATTTAGTGCACTATTAGAAGCTATCGTTGCATTCTTTAATGATAGATCTAGTAGTGATAAAGATGTAGCCGCTTTAAGTGTAGCCACGCTTCTAGCCTTATCTACTGACCTACCTGTTTGTCCTCTTGCTCTAATCTGACCTTCGGCCATTAGACCGTCGATGTAAGCTTGGTTTTTTTCGTATCTTTTTTCTGCCTTTATTTCTTTTAATTTTTGAAACTCGTCGTTCTGTGCAGACTTTTCTGATAGCGAGTTAAGATCACTCTGATATTTAAATATGTCTTCTGACTTTTGGAATAAACGTTCGTTTGTATCTTGTTGTTTATTACGTATCTGTAACTGATAGTTATATTGGTTCTGGGCTGTTGCATCCTTAAACGCTGCTAGCTGCCCTTCTTGTCTAGCTCTTTCTTCTATTACCTTTACTTGGTATGCGCGATCAGCAAGCATCTTCTCCTTGTTCATCGCGTGAGCTTGCTTATTGTATTGATACTGAGCTTCTATCGCTTCATTTTGCGTTCTAGCTGCATCTTTAGCAGCGTTTGATGATTTATTAGCCCCGTACAATCCAACAGCAGCACCAATAAGAGCTGGTATTATAGCCATTAAGTCCTCCTGTAAAATCTAGGTGAGTATATACCTTCCCACATCATGCCGTTTACAGAGACAGGGAATGGCGAATCGTTAAATAATCGTAATGTAAAGTTATCTGTTTTCTGATGTATTGGTAAAGTAAACACAGTATGATCTGCAATAGGTATATCGTTTGCTAAGTATTGATCTGCTAATATAACTGGGTTAAGGTTATACCACTCGTCAAGAAATATAACTATCTTAGAATTATTAGCTGGTGCAGAGTTAAATGTAATTTTAGGTACGTTACCACTTGTAGTATCTATAGTAAATGCAGTAGTTACCACGTTATCTATTGTTACTTTTACTTGGTCATCATCTACATAGTTTAAGTCATCATTAATCCAACTATATACTGTTGTAGATCCGTCACCTGTATACTCTTTTTTACCCTGACGTATACCTTTTGACTTTAGTTTAAATGCCATGACTCCTGATAATCCTACAGCAAACTTCATACGAGCTATTGTAAGGTTAGCAGTAAAATCACTGAGCTGCATTTTATCATCTACTCTATAATATGTCTTAGGCAGAATAATATCAAAGTCAAATTTATAGCCTACTATCACATCACTTGCTACACTTGTTAAGTTTTTAAACGGTACTTTAAAATATGTATTACCACCTTCTACTACACGCTCAGGAGTAATCGTAAACCCAGACTCAATAAACTGACCTGTAGCTGTGGTGCCTTTAATAATTAGAACTGGTGTTAGATTAGTTGCATCGTTAAAAGGTATAAAGCATTTAGAAAACTCACCAGCTGTATCGAATACAACAGAGCTAGCGGTAGCATATAAATCTATACATGGATTAATTTTTGTACCATCATTGTTAACAATAATAGCATCTTCTGGGCTCTGGCTTAAACTAGCTTTACTTAATGTAAACTGGTTTCCTTGTTTTGTAACAGCAAAAAACTCGTCAGAGTCTGTAGCTATAGTTTGTACATTACCGGGAGCTTCCCAGTTAAACCATGTTTGTAATTTAAGTTCTTTGCCTTCTGTAAAAGACCTGAAAAAATATATGTAGCGTGTTGATTGACCTGATAAAGCTATAAACTGGTTTTGTGCACTAGCAATAAGTGTATCTACCGTAGATGGTACCCACTCATTTACTACACGTCCGATGTCAACTACCTGTGGGTTTTCGTTTTCTCCACGTGTAACCATGCCGAAGACTCTAGTATAACTAGGGGTCTTACTGATAAAGTTAATTGTAGTACCACTATCGACAGGGTCAATAATCGTATCCATTTCATAGTTTGCAATCGTTCGTATAACTGTTTTTGTTGGTGTAAGTATACCATCATTAGATCCCATAAGGAACTGTTGATTTGCACTAAATAGTACAAGACCCTGTGTAGATGGTAGTACACTATGAAGTGCAACAGGTTTAACAGTACTAGCACTTAGATCTATAGGATCTGCGTCAGTTACTGCCTGTGCGGTTGTGTGATAAAAGTCAAAAAACTTACCTGACTGACTCATAGATACTGTATCAGCAGACAAGAATCCTAGCCTGTTGTTATGAAAGAATGACTGTTGTATCTTATTACCTACAAATGATGGATGCTTGTTAGTTTCATCATCACCTACCTTACGTGCTGTCCATGTTACACGCTGAAATGTAAACGCATTGACACCTGTGTTGACTAACTCATGTGGCATAGTAGCTGCATCAAGTCCTGTTGATGTATCAGGAGCTAGTCCTTCTACCCATATTCCCGGTCCAGATGTACCGTTAGTAGCTTCAAACTTTAAATAATATGCACTTGTTAATGCACCACTGTTGACTATTTTTACACAGTGATTATGGATTGACTCTTCTGGTAGCTCACTTAGAGTAGGTATCTGATCTTGAAATGTAGTTAACTGGTTAGCAAAAGCACCACCCACACCGGTCAGTGTAAATGAAGCGTTACGTGTTAGTCGTATATTATCTTTTAGTTTAGTAGTTGTAAGTCCTGATATATTTAAGTTATCTATAGCAGTTTTTATCTTACCTAATGCGTCAGAGTATGTGTCATTATTATCTGTTGTTACTGTCCAAGTTTGACCAGCAACGGCACCACTGTATGTAGTATCTGTGGACACACCTGATATTTTATACGTACCTTGTCTGTTAGCATTAAATGTAGGGTCAGCTGTTTTGTTAGCTGTTACAGTTTTGTTAGTTATAAATGACTTATCTTGGATAGTCAATATGTTATAGTCCGTACGTGCTCCTGTAAGGTAAGCCTGTGCTCCTGTACCGTACGTTACGTTAGCTGGTGCAAAGGTTACAGCATTCCATATTGCAATGGCCCCTGTAGAGCCACCTGATGCTGGTGTTATGACACCTATGTATTTTTCTGTGTCAGTTCTAGATATAAAGAACCATTTAGAGTTGTCGTATGTGGAGCCTGTGCCTAGATTGCCTATGTGTTGAAGGCCGGGTCGTTTAGTTAGACCAAACGTTGGGTCAGGATAAGCGTTAATACACTCTTCTACTTGACCCGGTAGTTTCTTGTCATCTGATTGTCTAGATACTCCACCAAGATAATTAACAACTCGTTGAGTAACTGATGGCATTATCGTTGTAAAGCGTGAAATGGTTGGTAAGCTTGATATACAGGTTGTACACCTTGCTGATGTCCGAACATAGTAAACTGTCCTTGGCTAGTTTCATACTCCATAGCCAGAGCTCTTTGCTGTATCTCTTGTTGTTGTAGACGTTTATACTGGTCGTCATCGCCTACAATCTTGCTAGATACAATAGAAGCTGATCTAGCTACAATGTAGTTTCGTATAGGATCTGGTAGATCTATAAAGTCAAACTCCCATATTACGTCTACTTCTATAGGGCTGTAGTCCCATTTAAAAGTATGATTCTGTCTGTCATATAATTTGCCTGATCTTCTGACTCCGTTGAAAGGTGAGTTCTGGGCGTTTTCTGTTAACTTAATTTGTATTATATTGTTAGGGATCTCTATTTCGTCATCAGTGTTTGTTGTAAATTCGTAGTGATCCTCTCTGTTAAAAGTCCAGCCCTCTGATTGTACCTCTCGTGACACCTGTAA